TATGATTCATGCGACTAAAGAACTTAATCCAAATTATAATCTCGGAGGTATCGATATAGTAGCAGACGCTATCACTCGATATAATGAGTTTATAGACCGTAAAGAGCATCAGGATGAATGGTTCTTTACCACCGGCTTTCCAGAGCTTGATGATTTGATTCATGGGATCCAAAGACAAGAAGAATTTTTCGTTATATTTGCCAGAACTAATCAAGGTAAATCATGGATACTTGAAAAGATAGCAACTCATATCTGGGAGATAGGTTTTAATGTCGGGTATATATCACCTGAGATGGGACCGAGTAGTGTAGGTTATAGATTTGATACTCTTCATGCCCATGTTGATAATAAAGGTCTTATGTGGGGTAATGATGATGTGGATAATGACCTGTATAAGAAATATATTGATGAACTCTCTCAGAGGAAGAATAAATTTATAGTTGCTACTCCTTCTGATTTTGATAGAAGGATTACTATTACCAAATTGAGAAACTGGATAAAGAAATATAATTTACAGGCAATAGCAATTGATGGTATCACTTATCTCTCAGATGAAAGAGGAAAGAAAACAGATAATAAAAATACCTCATTAACAAACCTCAGTGAGGATTTAATGGGACTTTCAATCGAGATGGGAATACCAGTATTAACTGTAGTTCAGGCAAATAGAAATGGTGTGGTGGATAATGATTCAGATGACCTTCCGGAACTCGATAGTATGAGAGATTCAGATGGTATAAGCTTTAATGCCAGTAAAGTAATTGCTCTGAGACAGAATAAAGATGGTGACCTGCTCATGCAGATAAAGAAGCAGAGGAATGGTCTGGTAGGTAAGAAACTCAGTTATAAATGGAATGCTAATATCGGAGAGTTTACTCATATCACTACTACCGATGTATCCAGAACTGAAAGGAGTAAATCTGAAACTCCTCGTAAAAGGGAGAAGAAAGAAGAAAGTAAGGAGGATTTATTTTGATTATTAATGGAACTCAATTTAATTGTGATTTATCCGATATCATAACCGAATTACAATCACAGTTAAAATTGAATGATATACCTTTGATACAAAAGACGATTGATACTCCAAAGGATATAATGATTCAATGTCCTTATCATGGAAATGGTCAAGAAAGAAGACCCAGTGCTGGTATTAGAAAGAGTGATGGCACTTTTCATTGCTTTGCTTGTCAAGAAACTCATTCACTGCCTGAAGTAATCTCACATTGTTTTGGTCATTATGAGGATGCTTTTGGAGCATTTGGATATAAATGGTTAGTTAAAAATTTTGCAACCGTAGAAGTGGAGGAAAGGAAAGATGTTGAACTGGACTTTCGACGTGGGACGAGCAGGAGATTTGATACTAGGATTGGTAATACTATTAATACTGGTTATATCAACGAAGAAGAGTTAGATAAGTACCGATATTACCATCCATATTGGAAGAAAAGAGGAATAACAGATGAGAAGATTATTGAACTCTTTGACCTTGGTTATGATAAAGATACTGATTGTATTACCTTTCCTGTGCGTGATATTGATGGCAATACCCTTTTTATTGCTCGAAGAAATGTTAAATCCAAATTCTTCAACTATCCCAGAGGAGTAGAGAAACCACTTTATGGATTATATGAATTATATCAGCAGGAGGATTTTCCAAAAGAAGTTATCGTATGTGAATCCATGATTGATGCATTAACTGCCTGGCAATTTGGAAGACCTGCGATTGCTTTGAATGGTCTGGGTAATGAATTACAATTTAAACAACTCAGAGAATTACCATGTAGGAAATTAATCCTAGCAACCGATAGTGATGAGGCCGGAATGAAAGCCCGAAAAAGGATCCATAAAAACATCACTAATAAACTCATCACTGAATACATATTTCCTACTGGGGTTAAAGACCTGAATGATATGGTAAATCGTGGGTTTGAAGAACTCATAGAAATCTTTTAAAACTATTGATTTTACCTTAAATGTAACATATTATATTTATGATGATTGACCATCATATAACCCACTAAAATCACTTGAAAGGAGGATTATGAACAGACCTACCAGGTTTTATTCAAAGAAACAAGAGAAAGCAGTTGCTAAAGCAATAGGCGGAAAGAGAACAGCAAATAGTGGAGCAACTACTTTTCAGAAAGGAGATGTATTTACCGATAATTTTTTAATTGAATGTAAAACCTGTGAGAAAGAAAAAGCATCTTTCAGTATCAAGAAGGAATGGTTAATCAAGAATAGAGAGGAGGCATTCGCAATGGGAAAGAGTTATTCAGCCTTATCCTTTGATTTTGGAGATGCAAAGAGATATTACATCATAGATGAAAAACTTTTTAAACAATTAGTTAACTATTTAACGGAGGAAAATAGCAATGAGTGAGAATAGTAAGAAGTTAGAAGTTAAGAAGGCCCAGGATGAGAAGTTTGATTGGATTAATAGGGTTGCAGGTAAGAAGAATTACCACCGAGCTATGTCTGACATTTCAATCAACTGCATCACTTATAATAAGACACCTTTTGCCGGACTGAGTTTCACATTCAGAAATGATGTTTGGGGACTCTTTGGAGATTGCATTGAAATTGCAATATATAAGAATCGAATACTTTTCAGAACTGCTCCTGCTGGCCAGGGAATGAAGCTTTCCAAAGGAAGTGAGAAGAGTCCTAATAAGTATTTCAAGATGAAGGTTGATGGATCCACTCAGGAAATTAAGGATAAGTTTATTGGAGATTATGAACTGAAGTATGATTCATTTTATGAGCTTTATTATATCGAGAAGGAGGACATGGAAGTATGACTGATGAAAGAATAACGGTTAGTTTTACCGAGGAGGAATTCGTTAAGAATGTTTTGGCAGAGTTAATACATAGTGATTTTGTTAAAGAGTATATTGAGGTTGACCCGCTATATATTATGACGATTCCAATAATCGGTAGAGAAATCTGGGTACTTATTGAGAAGTATTCAAGAATGCAGAAGGTCGCAGATATGATTATGAACGGTAAGGAGAATTAATATGGAGCATATCGTACAATTTGCAATTGGTATTGATGATGAAGCGATTAAGAAGATTTGTGAAGAATCTGCCGCAAAACAGATTAAGGATGATATCTTGGATTTTTCACATGGTCAGGATAGATATGGGAATAAAAGAAATCCTTCACCGGTACATCTGACTGAAATGTTTCAGAATGAGATTAAAGAATATATCAAGGAGCATGGTGATGAGATTATATCACTTGCTGTTGCAGAAGTAGCAAGAAACATGATGAAGACTAAACAGGTAAAAGAAGCACTTAGCAATTTAACTGAGAAGGAGGATTAAATTATGACTCAGACATCAAGAATTTTATCTTATATGAAGGAATGCCCGGACCATTCAATTACCAGCATGGAAGCATTTAAGAAGTTTGGAGCAACGAGACTTGCTGATGTGATATTTCGTTTGAAGAATAAAGGTTATAATATCGTAACTATCGATGAGGAAGGAGTTAACCGATATGGTGAGCCTACCAGATATGCCAGATATCGACTTGATATGAGAAGTATTCAGCAGGTGGAGGGAAAGTGATGGCGCAGGCATTAGCAATCAAGTACCGACCCAAGACTTTTGATGATGTGACCGAGCAAGATGGTATTAAGGTTATTTTGACACAGCAACTTGAGTCAAATCAGATTCAGCATTGCTATCTCTTTGTAGGAGGAGCTGGCACGGGTAAAACAACCAGTGCTCGTATCTTCGCTAATGAGATAAATCACGGAGAAGGAAATCCTATTGAACTCGATGCCGCATCAAATAACTCAGTTGATGATATGAGAGATTTGATAGCACAAGCACAGACAAAGAGTCTTAATAGTGAATATAAAGTATTCATTATAGACGAGTGCCATATGATAACCACTCAGGGTTGGAATGCGATACTCAAGTTAATTGAGGAACCACCTGCAAAGAGTATTTTCATATTCTGCACCACAGACCCACAGAAGATACCTAAGACAATTCTTTCAAGAGTGCAGAGATATGATTTTCAGCGTATAAGTCAAAAAGGTATTGTGGATAGACTTAAGTGGATAATCGTAGAAGAGAATCAAGGCAAGGAGATAGATGACCTTTTACATTTCTCGTATGATGCACTTGAATATATAGCCAAGATAGCCGATGGTGGTATGAGAGATGCAATCACGTTGATGGATAAGTGTTTTGCTTATTCACAAGAACTTACTTTGGAAAATGTCATTAAGGCACTTGGTACTGTGAATTATGATATCATGTTTGAGTTAACCGATGCATTGATGTATTCAGATACTAAGAAAACGATGATATCCATCGTAGAGGAGATTCATAATGCCGGTAAAGATTTAAAACAGTTCATCAAACAGTACGCCCACTTCTTACTTGATATACAGAAGTATGCAATAGGCTGTGATTGGAGACATATCAATATTCCAAAGCTTGATAATTATGAGAAGTGGCTTAAGGATTGTGGTAGTAATGAGTTTGACCGTTGTTATGAGATACTCAGTTGTTGCTTGAAACTTAATTCGGATATCAAATATTCAAACAGTCCTAAGCTTGATATTGAGACAGCGTTCATTTTACAGTATGGAGAAAACAAATGATAGGGCAGAAAAATTTACTCAGTATCATAGATAAACAATTATCTGAAAACTCATTTCCTCGATTTTCTATCATCATAGGAAGCCGAGGAAGTGAGAGTGATAAGATAGGTATTCATATTGCTAAGTATCTGGGAGCAAATTGCATTAACATAACCGATATAAAGGTTGATACTATCAGAACGATAATTCAAGAATCTTATAAAGTTAGTACCATATCAGTTTATAATATAATTAATGCCGATGGGATGTCTGCTCAGGCACAAAATTCATTACTCAAGGTAACTGAAGAACCTCCTAACAAAGCATACTTCATTATGACTTTGGAGGATGAAAATAATACACTTCCTACTATCAGAAGTCGAGGCACGATTTATCATTGTGATAATTATACTCAGGATGAATTAATGAAATACGCTGAAGAAAAATATGGAGTTTTTCAATACTGTGGAATATGCGATACTCCCGGTGAAATAGATTTGTTATATTCCATGAAGGCAGATGAGTTTTATGATTATGTTAGAAAAGTAGCGGATAATATATCAACTGTGAGTGGATCCAATGCCTTCAAGATAGCAGATAAGATAAGATTCAAAGATACTGATGAAGGATACGATTTAATATTATTCTGGAAAATATTTCAATGTATATCGATGGATAATGAGCAGTATGATAGAATAAGAACTACCTCAGCATTTTTGAATCTGTTAAGAATTAAATCCATTAACCGAGCAATGTTATTTGATAAATGGATTCTGGAAATAAGGAGATTGCCAGATGGAGATAACTGAAATCAAATCTCATATCAAGAATAAATCCTTTAACAATTTTTATATCTTCTCAGGTTCAGAATGGAAGATTCAGAGATTGTATATAGACCAGATTTCTAAAATATCCGGAAAGGAATTGAAATATATAGATTCTATTTCAGATATTTATGGAAAACGAAATAATACTTCTTTTATCAAGAAATCATATCTTTACGTAGTGAGAGATGATAAGGAAATAATCCAGAATGAAAAGATACAGACCCAACTGAATAGTATTATCGGAAGTAATATTCTCATACTCATATTAACTTCAGTTGATAAGAGATTGAAGTTTTATAAATCATATCAGGATAGTATTTGTGAATTTGGATCCTTAAAGCCTGAGATACTCAAGAAATATATACAGAAAGAAATTAGCTTGTCAGATAAGAACTGTGAGAAGCTAATGGAGATATGTGAATACGATTATGGTAGATGCTTACTTGAGATTGATAAGATAAAAAATTATATTTGGGAGATAGAGAGTAAGTATGAGGATAAATCCAGATACGACCAAGCATTTGAAAGATTGTTAAAAGTAGGAACAATCTATCAACCACCAAAAGACGCAATCTTTGATTTTATAGATGCGATACTTGATGCAGATGTTAACTTATCATTCAATCTTTATCACCAGTGTCTGGCAGTTGGAGAAGCAGTGATGGTAATGATATCGGTTCTTTATAACAATACAAAAGCATTACTCCAGGTTCAGAGTTACCGAGGAAATAATTTGGAGAAAGCAACCGGATTAACTACCTGGCAGATAATGAACGCTAAGAAGCATCTCAATAAAAGAAGTATCAGAGAACTTCTGGATATAATTGAGTATTGTCAAGAATCTCAGCAGGCAATAGTTACCGGCAAGATAGATGAAGAGTTTATCATGGAGAATTTGTTAACTAAAATCTTTTAAGGAGGGATTATGGAGAAAGAATATGAGTTTTGCCTGAGATGTGGCAGAAAATTGAAAAATCCAGATAATAGAAGAATCGGGTATGGAAAAACATGTGAGAAAAAGATGAAAAACGCCCTAAAATCAAGGCTTTTCGAGCCTAAAAATAAGTCTTGACATCGCATTAAAAGTGATATATTATATTTATGATGACGCCACGCAATTGAATATGACTTCAGGACGCGATTTTCTCCGGTCTGAGGTTTGAAAGATGGAAAGCGTCGAACTCGAAAAACTCACATAACTCAGGAGGTTAACATTATGGCAGAGAAAATCAATTCAGTAGCAAAGACAATCAATTCAGCATCAAAAGATATCAGACCTCTCATTATCGAGAGCTTCAAGAAACAGTACGGATTCGCACCTGCGAAGAAAGATATGATGGCAATGGAAGCATCTGGTTTCGGAACATTGAGGAATTGGGAATTCACCTGGGTAGGCTTTTGCATCAACGGAATCGGTTATCAGTACAAGATAGGCGGAGAAGTTGAAAGAGCAGAGCAGTACGATTTCATGAGATGAGGAGGTATTGATTATGACTAATGAGATGATTTTAAGATTTCTGGAGCAGCGCAGATTTGATGAACTCTGGGAGGCAGGCGTTCTTGGAGCATGGGAGGTTAATTACGCATTTCAGCACGGATGGATGACCGAATCAGAATTGCTCTGCTGGGCAGACCAGATACTGAATATCTAAGTCGAAACCCCTTCGGGGGTCATATCAAGATGGCAACTTGATATCTGACGATGACAAGCCACTCACAAAACTCAAGGAGGTTAACTTTATGGCAATCGTAAAATTTAACGCAATCAACCAGGCAGAGACAGCAATGATTAAGAAGTATCTCGGATTCGGACTCGAACTTGATATTAACGCAATGTCCGGAACTCAGGGAGAGAAGGGAAAGGTAGCCCTGGCAGATAATGATAACGTCTATCTTATCTATGTCGACAGAGGTTCAAGCGATGATGATTTATTCAGAAGTCATGCGGTGACCAGATTAATCGTTGAGAAGCAGACCAGAGACCGCAGGGATATGAAAGATGATTGGCACACCTACTGGCTTCATAAGGGAGAGATAATTGAGCAGATTGAATATCATCAACTCCCCGGATCCAACGAAGATGCCTACACCACTGATATCGAAGAATGGCAGGCGATTCATGACAAGAACTGGAGCAGATATGAGAACCGTCATCCCAGATGCGATTCATGGAAGAAAGTTAACTATGACCTGGCAACTATTATCGAGATAGTTAAGAACCGTACCGGTAGAAAGAGAGTCGCTCAGGAGAATATCATAGAGGTTGAAAAGCGATATTATGAGAATCGCTGGAGAATCAGCGTGATGTTTAACGGAAAGAAGAGTTCCATAGTAATCGGAATTGACTAATATCACTCATAAAACTAAGGAGGTTAACGTTATGGGATATGAGAGTAGATTATATGTAGTAAGCAAGAGCGGATTGAGAGATGGTGGCAGTAATCTTTTCTGGGCAGAAAAGATTGCAGAGTTTAATCTCTGTAAAGTCGATAATGATGTTCTTCTCGGAATCGAGAGTTTGGGTAAACCTACTGATTGCTTTATCACTTATGATGAGGATGGCAATCCAGATAATACCGATAAATATGGTAAGGTCATGACTGAGATATCACTTGATGATATGGTTAACATTCTTGAGGATGCGATTGATGATTCTGATTACAGAAGATATCCACCTTGCCTGGCAATGTTAAAAGCATTTCAGAGTCAGAATATGTACTGGGATGATTTAGTGGTTCTTCATTATGGATATTAAGCCGAAACCTTCCTCCGGGAAGGTCATACCTGGGATGGCAACCCGGTATCTGATGATGGTAAGCCGATTAAACAACTCATAAGGAGGAAAACACTATGAAGTATCAGCACAAAGAGAATGGCAAGGTAATCGAGATTCTGGGTTTTAATGAGAAGACTAAGGTCTATCTTATCAGATTCGATGAATCCGGAAAGGAGACTAATATCGTTTCTTCAACTTTAAAGAGATGGTACACTCCAATTCAGGAATCTGGTGCTCAGGAATCTGAGAAGCCTGCCGAGAAGAAATCAAGAAAGGAGAAGAGCAAGGTGAAGGCAGAAACGGTCTCAGAACCCCCTCAGGTCGAGGAGAAGCCCGCTGAATCTGAGGAGCAGGCAGGAGATGGCACTCCTCTTTCTCAGGTCGGGAAAGAGATAGCAGAGCAGGCTAAGGAGAAGGCAAAGAAAGTAAAATCCGAGAAGAAAAAGGTTAACTCAGAGAAGAAGGTAAAGATAGAGGTTCCTGATGTTAACGATTCTATTCAGACCATTTTGAAGGCAATCGAGAATGCCGGAATGATAGCAAAGATTTATGAGAATGATATCAGAACCATAACCGTCAAGAATGGATCCGGGAATTGCCTGGGAGAGATTCACGTAGGTAAGCAGAAATTCGTCATGGCATTTAGAACGAAATTTGTTCCTGAGGGATTCCAGGCAGATAGAATCAGAAATTGCATGAACTCTCACGCATTTGATATTCCCTATACCGAGATAGATAAATTTAGCAATATGATGAACGCAGTTAAGGAGGTAAAATAATATGGCAAGATTTGGCGCAGGAGATGCAGATAAGTATGGCGGGCAGGGTGGAGGAGGATTCTTCTCCATTCAGAATGATAAGGAAGTTAAGCAGGTCAGATTTATGTATGAGACCATTGATGATATTGAAGGCATGTCAGTACATAAGGTAAAGGTCCCCGATAAAAATGGCAATGAGAAGGATAGATATGTTAACTGTCTGAGGGAATATAATCAGCCTGTGGATGATTGTCCTTTCTGCAGAGAGCGTATGAAAACTCAGGCAAGACTCTTTATTCCGGTATATAACATTGATGAGGATTCCGTACAGATTTGGGATAGAGGAAAGACAATGTTCCAGCCTCTTCTCAGCCAATGCACTCGATATTCAAATGAAAAGACTCATATAGTTAACAATATTTTTGAAATCGAGCGCCAGGGAAAGCCTAAGGATAAGGAGACCCAGTATGGAATCTTCCAGGTAGATAAAGATGATACCGAGCTGGAAGACCTTCCTGAGGCTCCTAAGATTCTCGGAGGATTTGTTCTTGATAAATCAGCCGATGATATGGAGTATTATCTGGAGAATCATGAATTCCCTCCCCTTGATGATGAGGAACCCGATGAGGCTCCCATTCGTAGAAGGGATTCAAGGTCAGGATCCAGAGAAGCATCTGAGAGAAGACCTGAGAGGAGAACTCCGGCAAGGTCGAGTCGCAGAAACAGCGAAGATGAATTTTAAATTTCAAAGCTTTTACTGCTGAGGGCAAATCAGCGGCGCAAAATGGGACGGGCGATATCGTCCCATAATTATTATAGGAGATAGAATATGCCACTCTTTGAAATTCCAAAAAGAGCCTCAAAGGCTCAAGATAAAAAGATAGCACTTGTAATAAGACAAGGTAAAAAGACAGCACTTGTAATAAAATCAGTCCCATATAAAGGTGGAAATGATATTCTTTCTCGTATTAATCAAATCAAAGCAACCGTTGAAACAAATCTTGGACAGTATAAAGAAGAATATCAAGTTATCAGAGATAAGGAAGTGCTTCACGACTTTATCACTGAGTGTATTGGCAATAGTTATATAGCAATAGATACAGAGACGGATGGACTTGACCCTCTGCAAAATGTATTAGCTGGTATATGTCCTTATACTCCAAATCAGAAAAGTTCTTATATTCCAATTAATCATGTTTCGTATATAACAGGACAAAGAGCAAGCAATCAGTTAGAAGCTGATTTCGTAATAAGTGAGTTTAAACGACTTCTTGAAAAGAAACCCGATATAGATATGTTTAATGCAAAGTTTGATATTAGGTTTCTAAGAGCATTTGGACTTTCTGATATCTATTGTACCTGGGATGGTTATCTTGCAAGTAGGATATTGAATGAGAACGAACCTCATAAGAACTTGAAGCAGTTGCATCAAAAATACTGTCTCGATGGAAAAGGCGATGCGTTTAGGTTTGATGATTTGTTTAAAGGAATTCCATTCACATACATTCCACCTGATGTTGGATATCTGTATGCGGCACATGACCCGATTATTACCTATGAATTAAATGAATATCAGAGAAAGTATCTTACTGATAAAACAGACCGTGAAGACATCAAGAATATGTATTGGGTATTTAAGAATATTGAGATGCCTTGTATATCAGTAGTTGCAGATATGGAAGATAATGGAATTCTTCTGGATAAGGATTACGCATCTGAATTATCTGTACAATACAACAAACTTCTGAAGGAGAAAGAAGAAAAGTTTTACCGGCTCTGTGATGATTTTGGAGAGAAGTTGGATAAATATCGAGAGGAGAAAGGAGTTAACAATAAACTTGAATATCCTATCAATATATCATCCTCATCTCAGATAGCAATCATGCTATATGATGTTTTGAAACTTCAATGTCCGGATAAAAAGAATCCAAGAGCGACTGGTGAAGAAGTACTCAGTAAGATTGAGCATCCTATAGCAAAGGCAATTCTGGAATATCGAGAAGTAAAGAAATTGTTAACTACTTATATCGATAAACTTCCGGAATGTGCTAATCCTAAAGATGGGAGAATACATTGTTCATTCAATCAATATGGTGCTGACACCGGCAGATTCAGTTCCTCAGACCCGAACTTACAGAACATCCCTTCTCATAATAAAGACATACGAAAGATGTTCATAGCAAGTCCTGGATATGTATTGATGAGCAGTGACTATTCACAACAGGAACCCAAGGTCATGACTCAGATGTGCCAGGATCCAAAGATGATTAAAGCATATCAGGAAGGAAAAGATTTATATGCAGAAATCGCTTCGCTGTCCTTTAACACAAGCTATGATAACTGCCTTGAATTTAGACCCGATGGAACGACGAATCCTGAAGGCAAAAATAGGCGCAGTCAAGCCAAAAGTATATTGCTCGGAGTGCTGTATGGTAGAGGTGTGCCAAGCATTGCAGAACAACTTAAAGTCACAACCAAGAAAGCACAAGTAATAAAAGATTCAGTATTCAAAGGATTCCCGGCAATACCTCAATTTGAGGAAGATAGCTTGAATATGGCAAGAGAACTTGGATACGTAACTACTCTATGGGGTAGAAAGAGAAGATTGCCAGACCTTCAACTTCCAGAATATGAGTTTGAATGGAAAGATGGTGCTCCGCCCGATGATGATTTACTTGATTTTGATTTCATGAATGAACCGGAATACAATACCGATGAAGTTCCCGAGGATAAAGTTAACTATTATTGGGATAAATTGGATAGAGTTTATTTCAAGGATAAGCAGAAAATCAAGGATGAAGCATTAAAAGAAGGTATCAGAATAATCGATAATGGAGGAAAGATTAAAGACGCTGAGAGACAATGCGTAAACGCTCGTATTCAAGGCTCTGCGGCCGATATGAGTAAGCTAGCGATGATTCTTGTAGGTAATGATGAAAGGCTCAAGGAACTGGGTTTCAGACTTCTTATACCCGTACATGATGAATTGATAGCAGAATGTCCTATTGAAAATGCTAAGGAGTGCTCTGAGAGATTCGCAATGTTAATGAGTAAAGCCGCAGGAGATAAACTTCAGATACCGATAAAGTGCGACGTAGAAATAACTCGAGCATGGTATGGAGAAAAGGTGGATATTCAATGAGAATATTTTTAGCAGGATTAGGACTTAATTTAAAAATAAACTTACTGAATGAGTTTGGATATGATAGACTATTCTCATACGAGTTAAATCAGAACTTGATAGATTTAACTATCAAGCATAGAAAGAAACTTCAGGAGATTATGGAATTATATATCGCAGGTGGTGATGGCGGATGCCCAGGAACCGATTCAGTAGAAAGAGTTAAAGAAGGTAATAATTGTTTATTATCATATCAATACTCCAGTCAGAAATCTCAGGCAGATAAAATCATAGAATTGAAGGAGGAATTAATGGAACTTTATTGCGTAGGTCCGGAGAAAGCAAATATCATGGCAGTAGCCACCGGAGAATGTGAGCATAATATGCTTTTTAGCTACTTTGATAAAAGAGCAGTAGATAAGTATAAAGAGATGGTTTCAGCACATGGTAAACTTTTCATCGATTCCGGAGCATTCACAGCTTGGACTCAAGGAAAGACCATCAATGTAGATGAATATATTAACTGGATAAATGATAGAGCAGATTATATAGACCTTTATGGCCAGGTAGATGTTATTCCC